CTGAAGACGGCGGATTTGCTCTTCTGAACGACCGCCTAAAGCACCAGGCCCACGGGGGATATCAAAGCTGGATCCACCAGCAAGCAGATTGCCCGGAGCACCAGGGACATTGGATTCACCGGCGTAATACATACTTTTATCCTTGATTTTTTTATTTTACTCGTCTATAACTTCGTAACCGCAAGGGTCGTTGACCTTGGTGAGAATAATGCCATTAGAACGTACATCCCAGTCAAGTACGTCACCCTCCATCCAGCCCAATTCTTCGATGAGTTCATCGGGAAGAGTGATGAAAGGATCACCGTTTACATCTTCTTGTACTTCCAAGATGTAACTCATTTTGCCAAAAGCTTTTCCATCAGCTTATCAAGCTTATTATTAATCTGTCGAAAGTTTTCGTGCATCTCCTGGATCTCCCGGAGAAAATCCACTTTTAATACGTATTCAATTGGCAACTGCTTAAGGTCATCTTCAAGACAATCAATCCGTCTTTTTTGCGAACTGATGTAACTAAAAGCTTGTTCCATTCTTTCTTTTTGGCGATCCATGATGCGGTTTGCAACCCAAGAACCGCCTGTTAACGCTGAAATACAAGCAGTTAACGCTATGGCTACGTATTCTGGACCCACGACAAAACGTTTTTCCTTTTTTTAAAATTCTAAGGGTTAGTAATCAAGATGAAGCTGACCCTTTCTTGCTAATCCTGTCACCAACCAAACGAGAGCGTCAACGCAGTCATCATGACTACTTACACCGAAGTTTGTGAGTTCCTCGAAGAGATTAGTGAAGTTCCGGAAACGGTTAAAGATAATCTTCCGGTCTTCAAACATGCCCATGATTCCACGGAATCGTGCCAGCTTGTCTGCACGGAAGCCCTTCACTGGATGCCAAATCAAGTTGTAGAGACCTTCGTTGTTCAGGCAAACCCGCTTGAAGTCTGCTTCCAAGGAAGCCTGGTACTGGACAGCTTCTGACCAAATGTCACACGTTGAGTAGGTCGGGAAGTAGTGACCATTTGCATCTTGGCCCAGCACTGACCAGTCATTCAGAAGTTCCTTGAGCGCATCAAGTTTCTCAAGGTTGCCCATCACACGAATCCTTCTGTAATCGATGATGTGTATACGGTCGCCAATGCGACCGCCCAAGATCATTACCGTGTAATCATTCTTTTCTTTTGTACCAGCAGAAAGGTCAACCCCAACGCCGAGGGTATCGAATTCAGTTGAGATCTCCGCTTTAACAATCAGCTCTGGCGCCAGGGACAGCTCGTTTTGTCTGACGATCTGATTCATGTACTGGAAGGAGAAAGCAATAGGTGCTTGCTTCTTCTTTTCCTTTAGGTAATCCAGTGACCACATATCAGGCCAATAGGACTCCTCCTCACCAGTAACGGGATTATTGAGGATGGCGGATAGAACAATCTGACTCCAGTTGTTTTGCTCGTTGAATGTTGTGGAGTGAATATCGTCATGACGGAACCGGGTACCAAGGCAGATTGCTCTGGCGCCTTCAAACATGGTTGGTGCAATAACGGCATTCCAGTTGTCCTGCATCTGATTTCGGATGTCAGGGTTTGAAATGTCCGCAGCTGATTTGATGGCGTCATCAATCATGACCAGGTGTGAACGTTTCGAGGTCACCGAGCCTTTCAAGCCTGCAGCGCAGAGTGTGAATTGTTCATCACCAGTGGTGTCGATGCCAGCAAACTTGTGATCAATGGACCAGTACTCGTTACTGGTGACGTTCTTCATCAAGCGAACAGTTGGGAAAACCTCCTGATACCGTTTGCTTTCAATGATCCGTTTGATGGTTGCCGACTTAGAACGTGCGATATCAACCGTGTACGACAAGTACAGGATCTGAAGCGGCATTTTGGCTTGGGTGTGGATGCCAATAGCCCAAGCAGTCAGTAGACCTAAGACTGTGGATTTAGCTGAACCACGAGGTGCCAGCAGGTCAACGTTGGGTTCAGCAATCTTGATTAAACAGTTGCTGTTTTCGTTCGTGACAAAGTGGCGGTGCCAATTTTTATGGTGCTCAGCGGGAGGTTTATCTGCTACGTAGTCACAAAAAAAGCCAAAGTCTTCGCGTGCCCGCTTAAGATCTTCGGCGTTTTTAGGTTGTTTGATTTGTTGATTTCGTGCCGCAGCCTTGGCGTTCCTACGGTATGCAAGGTGCGTATAACTAGGCACAAGATTAATTCAGTTCTTACTGAATACTATCTTATTCCTTATCCTTTTTGTCTTTTTGCTCTTTGTACTTACGAGCTTTGTCCAAGGCAGCTTTACGCTTCTCCTTGTCATTCATCTCAGTACCATCTTCCTTCTTTGCTTCTTTTTTCTTGAAGTACTCAAGAAGCTGAGGGGGCATTTTACCTTTCGCCATTAACCTTGACCTCGACGGACACGTTCAATCATCTGCTGATACTCGGGGCTATCAGGAGAAGGTACGCGCATAGCACGACCAGGGCCAAAAGAAATACCAGCGGCACGTTGCTCTTGCCCTGCAACCGGAGCCATGCCAGGGCGCATACCAGGCACCATGGGCGCAGCGCCCGCTTGATTCGGCGCACCTTGCTCTTTACGTTGACGAATACGTTCTTGACGCATACGCATACCCTCTCTCGCCATTTGGCGTTGGCGAGGATCGGCCATATCACCAGGTTTAGAGCCCATTGATATAAGTTATTTGACTTAACACTATCCTAACTTGATTTATTCTTCGAGTTGCATGCGAGCCCAGACGCTCATTGAAGCTTCTTCCAAAGGAGACTCAATCGGGTCATCCTTGAAGATAAACATCAACTCACGAATGGCACGATCAGCACCGGCCATCAGTAAACCTTTTCGGTCTTTGATGGAAGTGTATTTTTCTACCTGGTCGATATGACCACGGATTTCACGTTGTATGGAAGCAATACGAGCAACACCGGCATCACGTTTAACCGTGCCCATCTCTACGTCTTCCCGCAACTTGCGGACATCCTCCTGCATCTCATCGATTTCAAAGAGGAGTTTCTTTCGATGATCAGCTTTGTGGTAATGATCTTTTACCCAAAGCTCACACGCAGTAATACTTCCCTGGTATCCAAGGAAGCGTGAGTAGAGATAAATTTCAATTACCGAGTAGTTGTCGGAAGCAAAAGCGCAGAATGACTCCTGGGTCGACGCATCAAGGTTGTCAACCCAGGTGTCAAAAAGCTCAATATCGATAAGCTCGTTTGGCCTGACCGTAGTCTCTTGCTTCGTCCTTCTCCTTGAACTGCTGCTGCTGTTCTGCGGAAGTACGCTGCTCTTCTGCGCCTTTACCGATGGTTTCTCGTTCTTCGCCACCAGCAGTCTCCATTTTTTTCTTGGAAAATTCGTAGGCCACGCCAGCAGCTTGACGATACTTGTCTAAGTCGAACCAATCGTCGACATCGACTTGTCCTGTGGGAACACTGCTAGTCATGACTAAGAAATCTTACAAGAAAAAATCAGAAGTTGCTCATCATGGAAGCGAGACCACCAGCAAAGATGTCACGACGGCCCTCGAGGGACTTCTGACGCTGCTGACGACCCTTGGAGGATTCCAGGCGGCTGAGGAGTTCTTCGAACTTATTGATATCGAAGTAATCTTCGGCGGTAGGCTGGCCGGTAGGAACGGAGGAGGTCATGTAACTTACGTTTGACTAAAGTAATTATACCAAGCACATTCTCTTAGAAAGAGAACGAGCCAACAAGGGATTGATAGATATCACCTTGTGATTTCACCTTCTGAAGTTCTTTGGCGCCTTCGTTTTTCAGTTTCTGGGTTTCTTTATCGATCTCACCCTGGAGGTTGGTTAAACCAGCGCTGTAAAGGTATTGACGAGTGTCACGAACATTTTGGAGCTGAGACTCGATTTCCGCAGGCGTTCCCGTGAACTTATCAGCAAATTCAGGAGTTGTAATTTGAGCACGGCCTTCAAGATCCGAACCTTTGTAGGTAGGCAGTAAGGATTTGTCAAAGGTGAAAGTGCGCTGTCCGGTTTTCTTGCCAGCCTCATCAGTGGCTTGCTTGCCGAACATCGTGTCGTAGTAATTATCAAGATAGCTCTGATTGAACTTGTCTTGATACTCGGTACTCTTAACTAGGGAGTCCTTCAGGTCCTGCACAGAGCTGTAATAACCCTGCTGGAAGCGTTCCAGGGACTTGCTCTTCTCTTCTTCGGTTGCTTGACGGCCAAGAAGCTCTTCGTATGCAGCAGAAATACCGGTAGCACGACGACCCGGAAGGAGTTCTTCCGTGTACATCTTGGTGATATCAGCAACATCCGACTCTTTGGGAGTCAAGTCATACTTGGCAGCGTAATCACGAAGCTGTCCGGTGGCATCGCTATAGCTAATTAAACCTTGACGAAGCTGGGACTCAATGCCAGTACGAAGTCCACCGTATGCAGATTCAGCGGAAGCTTTACGAGCAGCCTCTTTAGCAGCGGCTTCTGCACGTTCCTGCTGGGCACGGCGCTCAGCAGCTTCTTCTCGACCTTGCTGGTACGACAAATACTTCTCAAAGGTGTCATCCTTTGGAATATTTGGAGATTGGTATTGAACCGTAGTTCCGCCGCCACCCATGATTTAACTCCTACACAAATAAAGTACTTACATCGACGGGAGCGATGCGGCCAAACATACCAGCCATCTGCCCCTGGCGCTCAGCCAAGGCTTGCTTTAATTCAGCCCTACGGCTTTCTTGGCGAAGCTTCTTGGCTTCTGCAGAGCCTTGTAGGCCCATCTCACGGCGTTTGCCTTCAATGCCTAAAGCAAGCTGGCGCTCACCCAGGGGACCTGCAGCAAACATGGCTGCTTCCCGTTGACGACCAAACTCAAGATCTGGCGCAACGGTGGAGCCAAAGACACGGTTGGCAATGTCTTGTGCAAAGCCTGCTTTCTGTGAGTCACGTGCAAGTTGCGTTTGCCACCTCAGCTGATCTGCTGCAGAAGCCATCTGGGCTGCAGCAACATCACGACGAGTTTTATTTGCTCGCCCTGCAGTAAAAAGTCCGGCGCCGATATTGGCAACGCCTAAACCTAAAGTAACGGGATCAAATGCCATGCCTCCTCCAGATTGACCAGTTTCGGGCGCTCCGGAAAAGCTCCAAGAAGAAACTGGATCCGAAACATTGCTTGTGCTTGTGTTTTGGAAATAATCTTTTCCAATTCCTAAAGCGCCCATGTTTTATACCTCAGTTTAACTTAAGTTACTAAAAGTAACGAGTGGGGGTATAGCTAAAACCACTACGTTGGTAGTTGACCAACTGAGGGATTTGTTGGCCTGCTTGCATCATTGCCGAAGCAATGCCACGAGAGCCCTCTGCAGCAATCTGCTCAGGAAGAGTAGCTGCCTGGATGATTTTATCGGGAAGATCGAAAAGCATCTTGTACTTTCCGGCTTCCTTCATTTGTTCTTTTTGAAAACCCAATGCATTTTCAAGGATATCTTTTTGGTAATCTTTGTCACGCAAAAGATTAATTAAACTTTCAAACTCGCCACCTTTAGGTTGCAAATAGGAAGTTCTATAAGCCTTGGCTGCATCTTCTGGAAGGCCTTTAAGTTTGCCTTCCAGGTCTTCAATACTTTGTACACCAGCAAAAATATCACCCATTAGATCAACCCCGATATTGGAAGGCGGACTGAGCGTAAGGATTAGCTGCGGTCAAAATGCTGCGGGTCGTTGCACCAGATTCAGACTGAGCACCACCTGCAAGCTGAGCCATGTACTTCTGCTGGTTCAAAGCACCAGTCAGCTGACCAAGCTGTTGATTCAGTTGCATCTGACGATTCATGTCAGCATCACGCATTTTGTTATACGTGGGCATCAGCTGCTCAGCAACTTTGGGCTGAAGCATTGCAAGAGTCTGAATATCTTGCATCGTCATGCCTTCGATTCCTTTGCCGCCGATGCCAGGGATAACTCCAGGAGATTCACCACGGGCCATCTGACCACGGGTAACAGCACCAGCAAGATTTTCAGCTGCATTAGCAGTGCCGCTAAGAAGGCCACCACCAACAGCGCCGCCTAGCAAGCCGCCAGCAAGGCGAACACCTGCACCAAGGAGTTTGCCCCGTACGCCGCCTTTTTCTAAGCCGCTTGCAATGCCGCCAACTAAACGAGAGCCAAGAACGCCGCCACCAATCTCACCGACACCCTGTGCAATATTGCCTTGAGTAAGGCTGCCAACGCCATAAGCAATTGGAGCACCAACACCTGCAACCATGCGTCCACGGGGAGTCGTGGCTGCGTCAGCAACAGCAGTACCGGCGCCTTTTGCTTTGCCTTTAAGCTGGTTAATTAAATCTTGGAAATCAATACCACCAACACCAGGAGGCCCGTAAGTTCCCTCTGCCGCGTATGCCATAAGACTAACGTCCAAACAGTCTTTATTTAGTTTAATTTTATCAGCCTACATACCTTGCTGGTATTCGTAAGTAGAAGGCAGTTTTTCAGGATTGTTTTGTGCACTTGCAATTACACGGTTGGCAAGGTTGCCGGTCAATGCACCAGCTAAAGAACCCGCCAAAGTAATTCCGGCCTTAGCCGCAGTACTGCGAGGTTGCTTGAGTGCTTCACGCAAAGCTAAAGAACCACCAGCTGCAGCACCAACTGCCTGAAGGCCAATCGGGAAACCAACAATGCGAGCCTCTGGTGCACCTTGAATATTTTCTGGTGTGAACTTAACAAGACCAAGACCAGTAAGGCCTTTGTCTTGATAAGTGCTCTGCATGACACGGCTATAACGCTCAGGCGTTAAATCAGGAATATCTTGTTTAGCAGTTTCGTATTTCAGAGGACGCCCCTGGCGACCAAGGACAACACGCTCAACAAACTCAAGACCAGGCTGAGCGGTCTGTCTGCGGTCCTCTGAGCCCTTCTCAGCGTAACTTTGGGCATACCCCTTGGGGCGGAACAATTCACCGGGGTTGGTGAGGTCCATGTGGCCCAAAGAAGCTGCAACGGGTGCACCAACAGCTAAACCCAAGGTTGCTTTTTGAGTGGGATCTAATTCGGTATATGCTTTGCCTGCTACTTTTTCAATTGCTTTATCTGCAATTGCCATCGGGTGGTTATAACGCCAATAAATATGGCGAGAAGAATCAGTACCAATATCTGTCAAAACACGGGCTGCATAAGCACCAAGAAATTCACCAGGCTTCTCACCGAGTGTTACGCCTTTCTCGGCAAGTTGTTGCGGAAATTTAGGAGAAAAGGTGGAATACCCCATGTGTTGGCCGGTCTCACCAACTTTTGCCTTGGCTTCCGCCATGGCTTCAACACCGGTCTGAAAGCCGCGTTTAACAGGGCCAGGAACAAGACTGCCAAGAAACTGCGAAAGTTTCGTGGGGTTTGCCATAGAAATTGAAGGAGCCATCACAAACCTCCGCGACTTAAGCCATAGGGATCAATACTTGCCTGAGGCAATCCCTGTAGTTGATATAACGTACCAGGGGATAATTCTTGACTGCTTTGCATCCGATTAATAAGCTCCCGTTGAAGAAGTTGCTGATCGGAAGTTAAAGCTTGACTTTCAACAGCAGCTGCTTCATTCATCAGCTGTTCAAAGTTTGGTGGCATAACACCGCGCAAGAACATTGGCTCAACTGCGACAGCAGCACCAACACTGCCTACGCCCATGCCAATCTGCTGTGCAGTGCTTGGTGCATAGCGTTGTTGTTGGACACCTTTAGTGCTAACGGTTTCATAACGACCAGCAAGCTTTGGTGCCAACTTGCCAAGACCTACTTTTTCTAAGCCTTTAGCAAGGGATTGACTGCCGAGACCACGGGCAATAGCAGAACTAGCCGCAAGGTCAGTTGCACCAACCGCAAGTCCCGCTAAGGGATTACCTGTGGTTAAAGTTGTCAAACCGCCGGTCATCACCGCACCGGGTATGGAAGAAGAAATTAACTCCTTCCCACCACCAGCAAGAAAACGTTGAACTTGCGGTGTATTCTTTAATTGGGTTGCTAACCTACCCGCAAGCTGTATCATTTTATTTAGTGCACTATTTGTATTTTATCCCTGGTTACTCTTGAGTTTTGCCAGGAGAAACGTTGGTTTCGACCTCAGATTCATCCGCAGTCTCCTCTCCCACCCTCTCCTCTGCCTTAGCCTGTTGAGCACGGATGAGACCTTCCCGATCAAGTAACTGTGCTATGGACGGTTTATCTTCCACTTCATTTTCAGCGCGACGTTCGGCCATCGCCATCAGATAACCATTGGGATCGGGATTACGAAGGCGTGGCATTGGATTCTTTGCCATCTTGCCCGGATTTAACGTCGGACTAATTTTGTAAGCTTCCATCCACTGCGGATTAAAGTCAGGCTGGCTTTGAGGGCGTTGGTCAGTACGTGCTCGGCCTTCATTAAAGTCATAATCCATAGGACGGTTAAAACGTCCCAAACCCTCAAATAACTCATACCCAGCTTCAACATCTTGATCGTTATCAAAGAACGGTGAGTTGCCAACAAAATTGAGGTCTGGGTTCAAAGTAACCTTTCGGGTCATTGAACGCTTGAGGAGATCACGCTCATTAAAGCGGGATGGGTTCCAGGGATAGTCGCCTGTTTCCGGTTTGGCGCGGAACAGATCATCAAAATCCAAACGCTTGGGAATCTGCCCACGGCGATTGAAAGGATTCTGGATGTAACGGCCTAGATCTAACCTGGAATCTTTAGCCATCAGCCCTCAGACTTTTTCTCTTTTTTCTTCTTTTTTAATCCTACCAGCGTCTTACGAAGGTTGGCTTGCTTCACTGTCTTCTCATCGTACTTTTCAGGATTAGCCAGAACATTCTCCTGAAGTTGTGCGGTAGTGATACCACGTTTCTTAGCTTTGGCAGTGAAGGCGCCTTCCTTCATGTCCATGCCTTGGATCCACTTTTTGTCTTTCTTCTTTTCAGCCATCAGCCTTCACCTTTAAGAGTACGAAGAAGATCCGTTACTTTTTGCTGCGCAAGTTCACGGGGATTGCTTTTGTATATTCTATCTATCTCCCTACTAACATCTAAGCTTTCACGTTTTTGCAGCATGCTTTGTGCAGAAGCCGCTTCAGCGGGTTCAGCCATCAAACTCATCATGCCAAGATCTTCGTCCGAAAGCTTGGCATAAGGCGATTCAACACCCTGGGGATAAGAACGTTCAGCTGAAGTAACTTCTGTCGGCTTCCGCATTGCAGCTGCAGAATACTCACCGGTTTGTTTTGAAACTGCACCAGATGCGTAAGCAGGTTCAATACCGTAGATCCCCATGCCCCCGCCAAGTTCCTCAAACTCTTTGGTGACTGGATTACGGGTGCTAAGTCCTTGGTCCACCCGAGAAATACCACGAATTGCAGTACCGCTTGCCGCACGTTCAATTGGAGCAGGACGAGAACCAGTCACTGCACCAGACTCAAGAAGACCCATGCCTTCTGCACCAGGAGTGCCAACGGTTGGGACAGTTACTTCAGGAGTAGGCGTTGACATTGCAACGCTTTGCTCAAATGCTGCTCTTTCTTCCGGACGGAAAACTAAAGACCGCTCGACAGCAGAACCTTTACGTCCACGGATCTCAGCTGCCTCGCGGCGAGCTTGCATCAAAGTCCGAACTCCTTCCGGCGTTAAATCTTCGTTCCGCTGAACAGAACGCGACAAGTTACCAGTGATTTGATCTTCGGCGGAATTAACAGCACCTAAGGTTTGATTTGCAACCCCAGGTAATTTCATCTGTTGTTGCGTCGTCAAAGAAGACGAAAGCGGCAGAGGTAATTGAGCCGGAGCAGCGGATAAAGGTTTAGAGGGTCCAGGGGTATAGAAAATGCCTGCAGCTTCGTCAGCTTCACGGGCAACACCGCGAATTGCCATCAAAGTTGAATTAACACCCGGAATGCTGGCTTGATATGGCTCGCGGCGAGTTTCTGCTGCTGACAACAACTGACGAGTAGCTTCTTGACGCCTGGCTTCTGCAACAGGCTTGGAAATATATTCTTTTGGATCGGAGCGGAAAGGACTAATGTACTCACCACCTTCTGGAGCAACATCTGCAGCGGAAGGAAGAGAACCTTGGCGCACACCTTGCGGACGTTCTGCCCGTGCAGCGCGGGTTACTTCTTCAATATTTTGAATTCTTTCTGCAGCACTAGTGGGTGCAGGACGGGAAGGAGCCGGTGCACCAGGGGTTTCACCTTTTGGTGTAACAAAACCCGAGACTTTACGGCGTAATTTTCCAAGATCAACGCCACTTAAGTCAACAGTACCGCCTAAACGCCTAGCACCATACAAACCAGCTGCTGCAAGGCCAACTCCAGTGGCAACTTTGCCCAAAGTATCGATTAATCCGCCGCTTTGTGCTTGTTTTTGCCGTTGCTGCTCATCCATCGCAGCTTGACCCAACATTAAAGTGTTAAAAGCTAGCGGATCCATTTTTATTTTTACTATTGACGGAATAATTTCCTTTCAACATTCTATTCTTGGGAAATCCAAGAAATAGAGGCGTTATATTTAAAGAATACGTGATCTGCACCAGGAATGGAAGCCGGTATCCGCCAAAAAAGGGTCGAAGCCCTCGAGGCGATTAAAAATAAGGCCATGAAAATGGCGGAAGGTGGAGAAGATTCGTTAGCAGTACGTGATTTTGTCACTTCTGCTAAGAAAGAACTGGCGTATGAACTGCCAGATGAAGAAGCATTCACCAAAGCAATGCGTGCAACGCTCGCATATAAGGCAAAGAAGGGACAATAATAAATTTTTGAAAATGTAAAAAGACGCCGGGGAGAAAGCCCCCGGCTTTTTTGTGTGTAAATTTGGGCAAAGTACCCGATTTACCTACATAAATACGTTTTTACTTCAAAGGAAGGCCCCCTATACCACCAAAATAGGGTGAAAAATTTCCTGACGCTTCTCCCACCCCCTACCCGACTGCGAATGTGTATGGAAAAAAAAGAAAGGAGTGTATACCCTCGACTACTTGAGAACAATTCTCATTAAGAATGATGAACTTTTTAGAAATTCATCGAATTGTCACCAAATTAACACATTTTTACCCTTGATACGAATTCATATCGCCGATGAAATTGGGTAAAGCTCCGCCGCACACCGTTCTTCAGATAGAACTGTATTAATCTTGGCAGTCTCGTTGAGAGACGTAAGTCCAAGTCTTTGTTGTTTCTTCTTGACTCCAATGTCACTGCGTAAGTCTATTGCTTCTGGTCTCATCGTTGCTGCCAATGCAGTAGCCAAGGACCAGAGCAAGGAACGTGTCCAGAAATGGATACATGATTCCAGGGTGAAGATCGCCAAGGCGATTGAGCCCAAAGGTTGATCCGTCTAAGCGGGTTCCAGGGTGCAAACCCCTGGACAATCATTGCCACCTACCGAGGGTGGCTTCAGTTCAACTCATGATGATCTATCAGCCATCAAGTGACATGAACTACCGTGTCGTCTGGTACGGCGGTGAAAGTACTCAGCTTCACTTCGAGAAGCAAATCTTCCGTGACGAGTGGCGAGTCATCGCTACACGCACACTTCAGTTCTCATTCCCTACGGGAGTGAAAGAGTTGCTACTCGAGATGGAGGACTATTACCACCACGGTTTAGTCCTCGAGGAAGAGTACGCCCAGTCCCTTCGTTAACTTCAACTAACAATGAACAACACTCCAGTTGCTCCCTTC